CCCATATCACTGTCTACAAGGGTGTGACCCTCGCAGAACTAGCTCCCCCATGGATCTTTCCGCTCGATTGGCTAAACCGAGCTCTCAAGGATCCACTGTCGTCGAACTTGGAGTTCTTCGACAGAACCAGGCATTATTGATGCCTCATCCGCGTTGGTTAGTAGCTTACGCAAATAACCATCACCGTCGCCCAAATCGGCGATTGGCCCCTTACGGGGTACAACCACCTGTAAACTGAGTTCACGGGTTTGCAGATCAGCATTATACCGCACCTTCCGCGCGTAAGGAACTACGCTACGTAACGAAGATGCGCCGTCTCGAATAAATCCGAGGACGGATGTCCCACTGCCAACAGTTGGCAGTAGCCAAAAGTGCTTGTGCACTAGGGACTGTATACATCGCGATGTTTCATGAAAGCCAATTTTGTAAAATTGACTTTCTTTCGCGATTAAACTGAGCAATACTGATGTATTGCTTTTATCCTGGTCTTGTGTTGTAACGTCATTGACGTATACGGGGGTGACATTCACCCCGTTATACGCGTGAATACCACAGGACTCTCTAAACAGGCCGTATCTGAAGCTTTTATCGGTGTTAAGTTTCATACCGAAAAGGGGCAGGTAGTCGTAGACCGCCTGCGCTGCTTCAGAGGGGAGGATTATATCATCCCCATACACATACGTCTGTCGCGATTTCTTAGAAGAATCCGAAATCGCTGACAATTTTATTATTGAGCGTATGAGTGCCCAATGTACAATTGCCATAATTGGAAAACATACTCCTGAACCCATAGGTGCAAACTTGTGGGTTTTATGCACGGTACCGTCAGGCAATTTAATTAACCTGGTCGATACGGTGTCAAGGAGGTGAAGAAGCGGCGTATTCCAAAAAAGGCGATACACCAGTTCACGAGCTACTCTATCCGACGCTGATGACATATCAATAGTTATCATGTCGTTTGTGATAGATGAGTCCAAGGCGAGATTTCTATTTACGTCCTGGGAGCGAAAATTAATTCGCCCTCGTGTAGCCGGATGCGATTCTAGGTGATCATACATAAAAGCTTTGATCGCCTGCTGAAAGAATTGCATCTCGTTTTCCTCAATACATATACCTCTCGGCTTGCCCAAATACTTTGGGACAAACTTGAACCGGGAAACAGCTTCCTCAGTCCTGGGGAGGTTCATGTAGCGCAGGGCGTCCTTGACTGGATCCCATGAATGTGCGTGAAACCATTCGAGGTAATCAAATTCTTCGTCAAGGTGCGTGTAAACAACATGCGGCCTGAATCGCAAGTGTTTGTCTACCGGAGTGTTGGTAGCACCAGGTCCCGGTCGTGGTTTTAGATCACCCGGGGAAAACTCAACGTCTTGAAAGACGGTTTCAATGAGCTTTCTGGCGTTGTTGAGTATGGGTTGCAACGGTTCGGCTGTGAAATCTATAAAGCCTACCTCGTTGTCCGTATCAACAAACTTCCGTGTTTCCTTACGGAGCACGCTTTCTTTGAACGGTCCTCGTAGTTTTTTAAATACTACGCAGATTTGATAAATCATCTGAAAGGACTGTGCATCATCAGACTCGTACACCCTCTTGAACAGCCGACCTAAGAAGGTTGGGTATTCAGCACCTCGGGCTAGTTTAAACCCGGTGTAGAGGGGGGCCCCCCCTTCGATATAGCAAAATAAATCAGCTAATAACGAAGGAAGAGTCACAGTTAGTAGTCCAAGGCCTTCGTGCTCAAGACGGGTTTTAATTGTCTTGAAATCTCTGGCCGAGTCAACGTTCCTGTAGTCTTCATTGAGGTTAACGAAATCGGCAAACAGTGATTGAAACACGGCAAGGATGCTCTCTTGCCTATCACTGTTGAACTTTTTTAACAACGCCGATTCTCGTCTGCGGGATTGCTTAAGTCTTTGGCTGTTATGATTAGCATGTGTTAACATGTTTGTCTCCAGCCATAAGTAATCCTACGGGAGACCGATAATGTCTGGCGTAAGCCAGTCTGGCATGACGTCCACGAACTCAACAAGATGTATTACAACGATCTTGAAGAGAACGTACGCATGATCAGCAAGCCAATCCAATATTGTCATCGATAGTACCTCCGGATAATGTTACTAAAGTAGCATTAAATGTTGCCTGCCATGAAAACGGCAGTAAACCCGGTAATGCCTGCAGCGGCGAGAGCGATGTTCAACTGCTCTTCAACGTCTGCGGCAAGTGCTTTCGGATGATGATTTACGGTGATGTTCACCGTAATTGGAGCCTCAGAGGGTTCACTCTCTGAGGGGCTAACCAGTGCACACGTTTCCACACGCTGAAGAAGATGGCGTTTGGTCCCGCTTTTGGCGGTAGTGTGCGACACTCGCAGTAGCGATACTGCGGATGCTAGTGCAGCGGTCTCGATATAACGACCGACTAGTACTCCTGGTTCCTGATACTGGAAATTGAAAATACGATCTCCAGTTCCATCATTAAGGGTCAATGGGGTAGTAAATATACTCATGGGCTTGTCTCCTATCCATAAAAGCATTAACGTAGCTTGTGTCACGGCGCGTGATGCGCATGGAGCAGTTAAACCGAATTAGAGTAGGACACGTAAGAGAGCTGCAGTATTGACGCCCTGTTTTAAACTAGGGGCGGCAAGTCTGGGAAGAACTGCCCCTTTATTGGGTGCAGTCACTCTCCTCGTGTAGAGAGACGCCTTCGAACCTGAAACAAGGTTCATGCCATACGCAAATTTGTTATTTACGATGACAGGCGAAGCATGGTAATCACAATCAATGTGAGCTCCGTACGTTCTTTCTGTACAAAGACTTTCGCAGTACTGCGAAACGAAAGTTTTCACTCTTGGATCGTGTTCCATAATTGCAACGGCGTTACCTACTTTGAGTACATAATCAAGTAGGAAGGAAAATGGTATCATATTCCATAACGCTTCAGCTGTGAATTCCAGTCCCCAATAACGGGTAAACGCTTCAAAGAAACTGCGACACTCATACGTAAACGTATAATCGAGTGTAGCGGTGAAGCGAGTCTGGTAGTGCATGCCGTCTTTCCACCATTTACTACTTTTGGTGAGAGCCTGGTCAAGCACAAAGTCCTCTGAGTAATGGCGTGTATTACCTGCCATTCCTTTTAGGGCAAATTCACTCTGGGCATCCATGACAACATCATACATTTGCTTGTGAATATTCACCAGGTCGCTTATAAGCGGTTTGATGGCAAACTCATTAGCTAGATGTGTCTTGGCTAAAGGTAAGGTAGGATCGAAAAGACCCCTGTCTCCCTTTAACTTTGTCCAGAATCTCCTCGAGTAATTTCGGATCTTCTTAAGCGGTGATTTTGCCGCAAATTTCAGAATATCCTTGAAATCCTTGAGTTCATAAATAAAATTTATGAGTGAGATATTGCCAGCGAATTCCTCCTGCATAGTATG